CTTATTCCACTGTGCCATAACTTATACCCAATCTAATTTTGCTGGATGATATCTCTTATCTTGTTTAATTATAATATTTTTTTCCGAATCCTCTGATACATAAATGTTCTGCACAATAGCTCCAGGATATTCGTCTTGAAGGTATTCTGCCAATTCAGTCCTTGTTGGAATTCCATTTTCAGTCATCATAGAAATTCTATGAATGTTCCCTCTATAAACAATATCAGCAGAAAATTCTTCACCAACTTCTTTCTGAAGATCTTCACCTCCAACAATTAGTGTTCCATTAAAATCTCCAGAGATATTAACACTCTCTGATAAAAACTCTTTGAATGATTTCATATCAGCAGTTCCAAGCTCTTAAACTTTTGTTAATTCTGCTATCTGGATCATTAGCAGTTTTAGATGAAGTTAATTTTTCCTTCATACCTTTCATTCTTGCACAGAATGATGCTCTCCTTTTATTGCCAACCTTCTTTGATGGTGCCTTTAAGTCGCTGCCAGGATTTTCTCTTTCATAGGACTTTCTACCTTTCTCATTTAAACCACCTTCTTTATTCTGCCCCTCTTTACGTGTCCAGGCAGCGCCTTCTTCTATTTCAACTTCTTCCTTTTTCATTGCTGCTTTTTTTGCTGCAACTTTAGCAAGAAGTCTTTCTCTTGCTGCTTCTCTTTCATCCTTAGGAATATTGAACATATTCCTATCAGTCTTCAGTCTCTCTTTAGGTGGTTCAACTTCTTCATTCATTTTGCCAACATTAATGTATGGGTCATTTGAATCAATAGTTGATACATCAAATCTCTGAACCTTTGATCCAGGATATACCTTTTGAAGTGCTGCCTCAACTTCTTGTCTAGAAGGTCTCTTGAGTTCTGGGAAGAACATCTTCATCATCATGAATTTTCCTCTCCACTGGAAGGAAACCAAATAGACATTTCCACTTTGGGATGGAACTCTAACAGACTCTCCCATTGGTTTTACATAATTTTTATCTGGACCTGGTTTTGCTGCATCTCCACCACGTAGTCTCTTGCATTCACATGGACACTTTCCACATCTTTCACAAACTTCTGCTTGCTCACTCACAGATTTCCAACTACCACCTGCTTTCTTATATTCTTTAGCAGCCCAACCATTAGCATAAGCAGAAGGATATACATCAAACTTTGCTTTTGCTCTTGCCTTCATTTTGGACCAAAGTGCTGGATTGGTGGGAACATTCTTTTCCTCAAGAGTTTGAAGTTCCAACTGTCCTTGATATCTTTCAAGTACTCTTCTTACAACAGGACTTGCACTTTCACTTACAGAGACACAGTTGGGGACCATCTTCCCACCCTTCTTTTTCATTCCCACTTGCTTATATCCAGTCCAGCAAGGATCTTTTGCTTCACTCATCTCATCATCTTTCATGATGCCACCATTAGGCATTAAATGATAACCTTTTGGAATAGGCTTGCACTTATTTTCTCTATTGCAGAAATACTGACCTTCTGGACATTTTTTTTCTGCTTCATCCATTGATCCATGAACATTATGTTCACCACTATCAATATAATCAGCAGCTGCATCGATGTAATCTGCTGCTTTGGTAATTTTTGATTGGACCCATGCCTCTACATTACCTTCACCCTTCATTTTTTTCTTGAGACGGTCTGCTGCCTTTTTAATTGTCTCAAGTTCAGAGCGAATCATGGAGTGTTCATGATCTGGTTGTTTCTTTGCTTCATTGAAGTTGAAAGATTCATGATTATCACCACTGGGGTGCTTCTTGTAGTCTTCTGGTTTTGAAAATGTTTTTACCATTGTTGGTTTTGCACCTCCACTTTTTCCTTGCTGTCCAGGGTCTTGCTCTCTTTTTCTTCTTACTGCTGCACGAATCTTTGCTTCTCCCTTTTTCCCCTGTGCTTTTAGACTTGCTAATCTTTGAGAAGAAAAGCATTTTGGTGTTTTTCCTTTATCATCTGGTTCATTGGCACATGGTGACCCATCTGCTTGAACCCAACCAGGTTTTCCGTCCTTTGATTTTGATTTTCCAAACCAATCTCTCAAATCCTCATAAGCCATACCTCTTTTAGTATGCTTAATTTCGCCTTTTTGTTTGGCAATTAGTTTTTTTGAGATTTTTTCATAATCACCTACAGGATTTTCATCTGGAACCAGTTTTGGTTTTCTATCATATTCATCGACATCTCCATCATTATCCCAGTCCACATACTGAACAGTAGCGTGATGAACTGACTGCTTCAGATCAAGATTTGGGTCCAACTGATGTTGTTTTCCCTTTAAATGTGGTGTTTTATGAGAAAATTTTGGATTTTTCATTCAACTGGTTTTGATTTAGTTTCTTCACCTTTTGCTCTCTTTCTTCTTGCTGCACAATGTGCACGTTGAGAAAACCCTTTGGGGTTTGAGCAATCAATACTCTTTTTATATTTATTAGTCCACTCTTCTTGAAATTCTTTAAATGTTTTCACTCTTCTCAAGACTCAAGAACTTTAATTCTTTCAGTTAATGATTCGATTTGTTTCTGTTGCTCTTTAACTGCCTCAATCAACACACCAATCAAACCATTGTAGTTTACGGATTTGTGGTCATTTTCTGTTACAAGTTGTGGTAATACAGTCTCAACTTCTTGAGCAATTACACCATATGACTCTCTTCCATCCTCTTTCCAACTAAATTTAACACCACGAAGGTCATTGACTTTATCTAATGCGCCTTCAACTGTTTCAACATTTTCCTTCAATGTGATATCAGATGATGAGTTAATATCTGTTGCTGTTAAAGTTCCTGTAGAAGGATTATAAGTCAACTTCGTTGAACTTACATCTTCACCAGAAATTGATCCAGATGTTGCAGAAGTGAATGTTACATATCTGGTAGCATTTGTAGTAGTATCATCAGTTACTGTGATACCAGAAACAATAGCTGCAGTTGAAACTCCAGTAATTAATCCCTTTGCATTAACTGTAATGCTGGGAATAGAACCACCATCACCAAATGTTCCTACATCTGAATTCACAGTTGCAAGTGTCAATGTTGTACCTGATGAGGTGGCATCACCAGATAAAGTGGTATTTGCTAAATCTGTTCTTGCAAGCTCAAAACCACCTGCAGTTGTTCCATCATGAACATGAAGTGATTTATTTGTAGTATTGACTGTAACTTCAGCAGTTGCACCAGTAAATCCTACATGCTGTGATCCAGTTCCTCTTCTAAATTGAATTTGAGTTGCCATTTTTAATCTCCTTTATTTGTACTATGAAACAATTTGTCTGTCTGTAACTCTTCTCCAGTTTGTGCCATCTGAGAATGCAGGTACAGATCCTCCAGTTTCATCAGTTACAAATAACATACCACCAGCTGGGTTTGCAGATGGTAAAGTACTTACTGTATATGATGGTAAAACAAATGTATCTGGGTAAATTACACCGCCTGTTGATATTGCTCCTAGATTGTAAATGTTTAAAACTGCATCTCCAGTTCCACCAAGATCTACTGATTCAGTTACTGAATCAGTTATTAATCCAAGATCTTGGTCAGATTCCCAATCAAATCCAGAAAGAGATGAAACACTAAGAAATTGTAATGTACCAGATCCATCAGTTGCTAATACCTGATTTTGAGATCCATCTGATGTGGGATATGTAACTCCACCAAATGTTACTGCTGTTGCTACAATATTTGGAGAACTAATTCCATATCCTGAAGAAACTATAATCCCCTTTCTTGCTGTTATGATTCCAATGGAATCGATGTTAGTTACATCTTCATATGTTAAAGTTCCGCCAATTGTAACATTTCCATCTAAAGTAATATTTCCAGTAATGTCAATATTACCAGTTCCTGTTATATCATTTCCATTTAAGTCGAGGTTTCCACCAAGCTGTGGTGAAGTGTCTTCCACCACATCACTGACTATATTATCGAGGGTAGAACCATCTCCATAGTATGCTGTAGCAGTTACTGTTCCAGCAACAGAAACATTTCCACTAAAATTGCCATCTTCTCCAGTTAAATCGTCAAGTTGTGAAACTTGTGTTTCAGTTAAGGTTACTGTACCGACACCAATAATACCATTATCACCATCTATAGTGATAGTTCCGGAACCTACAGATAATATTCCTACAACTCTTGTATTTCCAGAAATATAAGCGTCGCCACCTACAGAAAGCTTTGATCCTGGTAGTGTGGATCCTATGCCAACATATTTGGTGCTATTGTCAACTACAATTACAGATGCAAGTTGAGATAATTCTCTAATATTGGACATCTAAATCCACTTTTTAAATGTATTTATAAAAAAAGAGGGGGGAGTTCCCTCCCACCCTCTAAAAATTATTTAATTAAGGATCACTTTTTGAGTTCTGCAATCTCAGCCTTGAGGGCTTCAATTTGCTGACCCTGTTCCTTAACTGCCTCAATCAGAACACCAATGAGACCATTGTAGTTAACAGTCTTATGTGTGTCACCAGTTTGAACCAGTTGTGGAAGATGCTCTTCAATCTGTTGAGCAATTACACCAATGGTCTCTTGACCATTTGACTTCCAGGTGAAATGTACACCTTCGAGTTTGCCAACAAGTTCAGAAGCTCCCTCAACAACTCTGATATTATCCTTGAGGTTTCTATCAGAAGTTGAGTTGAAGTTAGGTGCTTCAACATCTTTGTTGGATACAAACTTATCACCAGTAGAAGCATATGTGAAGGTTGCATTTGCACCATCAACTGTCAGACCAGCACCATCTGCAGCAGCTGCACTAGCAGCACCACTTGCAACAACAATGTTGAGGTCGTCTACTGTCAGAGTAGTGGAATTGATTGTAGTGGTAGTACCATTAACAGTCAAGTTTCCAGTAACAGTAAGATCACCACCAACTTCAGCATCACTAGAAATGGTTGTAACTCCAGTAACAACAATACCATTAGTATTTGCCTGGACAATTACACTTCCACCATTATCCTTCAGTGCAGTTGCATCAATTCCAGTGAGGTTTGAACCATCACCATAGAATGAGGTAGCAGTAACTGAAGTGATGCCAGAGATGTTTGAGGTGTTGACCCAACCTGATCCATTGTAGGATAAGATTTGACCTGAAGAAGAACTTGTTAAAGTTACATCTGACAGATCATTCAAGCTATTGACTGAACCTGATCCAGTACCAGCAGTATTATAGGAAACAAGTTCTACAGTATCTCCACCAAAAGCAGCTTCAGACAGAGTAACACTTGTACCATTGGTAGCAGTGTACTCACTAGAAGACAGTTTAACACCATTCAGATATACATCAAGGTAGTTTACATTATAATTGAAACTGAATGCTGTTTGACCTGCAGTTGCAGTAAATGTCTGAGTTGTTCTGGTTTGTGGCAGAACATCTGCAATATCTGCCCAGGAAACACCTGCACCAACTGCCTTCAGGATATAACCAGAAGTTCCAGTGCTGCTGTTTGTATCTGCAAGAGTTCCAGTAATTTCAATATTGGTGAATGTTGAAATTCCTGAAGAAGCATAAACATTGCCAGTCAGATCGCCAGTAACATTACCCGTTACGTTTCCAGTGAGATCACCAGTTACGTCTCCAGTTACATTACCTGTAACATCGCCAGTCAGATCACCTGTAACATTTCCAGTTACATTACCAGTAAGGTCTCCAGTTACATCACCTGTAACATTTCCAGTTACATTACCAGTGAGATCACCAGTTACGTCTCCAGTAACATTACCTGTAACATCACCAGTAAGGTCACCTGTTACGTTACCAGTTACGTTACCAGTCAGGTCACCTGTAACATCACCTGTCACATTACCTGTAACATCACCTGTAAGATCACCAGTTACGTTACCTGTTACGTTACCTGTAACATCGCCAGTCAGATCTCCAGTGACATTTCCAGTAACATTACCAGTCAGGTCACCTGTAACGTCACCAGTAACATTTCCTGTTACATTACCAGTCAGATCTCCAGTTACATCTCCTGTTACATTACCAGTAAGATTTCCTGAGAAACCACTAGTTGCAGTAATAACACCGGAAGCACTTACACTTACCAATGAGATATTATCATCAAGATTAATGGTAACAGTATCTGAAGCAGCAGATGAAGTCAGGTTTGTTCCACCAGCAATTGTTAACGTCTCAGTTAACATATTAATGGTTTCTGAACCAGTGTCACCAGCAACAGTCATTCCTGTAGAAACAGTAGCTTCACCAGCAACGGTTAATCTACCTTTAGAATCGACAGTGAAAGTTGGAATTGCAGTTGAAGAACCGTAAGATCCAGCAGTTACACCTGAGTTGGCAAGAGTCAGAACTAAATCTACATTTCCAGTTCCATCGAATGAAACAGCTGATGCTGTTGCATCTCCAGATGCACTAAAATCTCTAGAAGTTTGGAGTGCAGTTGCAGTATCGGCATTACCAGTAAGATCACCAGTTACGTCTCCGGTTACATCTCCAGTTACATTACCAGTCAGATCTCCAGTTACGTTACCTGTTACGTTACCTGTAAGGTCTCCAGTTACATCACCTGTAACATTTCCAGTAACATTGCCCGTTACGTTTCCAGTGAGATCACCAGTTACGTCTCCAGTGACATTACCTGTTACATTACCTGTAAGATCACCAGTTACGTCTCCTGTAACATCGCCAGTAACATTACCAGTGAGATTCCCTGAGAAACCACCAGTTGAAGTTGTAACACCAGAAACTTCCAGTTGACCAAGAGTTCCAACAGAAGTCAGTGAAGAATTAACTACATTTGAACCAAGAGTAGTTGAAGACAGAACTTCAGTGTTATTGATCTTATAAACCTTGCCAGATGCAAGATTCATATTTTCAGATGAACCAAAGTTATCTCCAGTTGCTTCAAACTGGAATGTCTTATTTCCATCACCAGATTGAACTGTAATACCACCACCATTAGCAGCAGCATCATTAGCAGCTCCATCAGCCAGCATTACATTCAGGTCATTGACTGTAACAGTCGTGCTGTTGATGATTGTTTGAGTACCTTCAACCTGAAGATCACCAAGAATGAATACTGTACCAGTATTGTCGCCAACACCAGCAGGGTCAAGGGTGATTGAAGAAGGTCCAGTAATAGTGTCACTGTTGACAATGATAGCACTTCCTTCTGCACCAGTTGCGAAAGATGATGCTGTGATAATGCCAGAAGCATTAACAGTAGCAAGATTGATATCATTATCAAGATTGATTGTAATAGTGTCAGATGCAGCAGCTGAAGTCAGGTTTGTTCCACCAGCAATTGTCAGAGTTTCTGTAAGAAGATCAATGTTCTCTGATCCACTGTCACCAGCAACAGTCAATGCTGTTCCAACAGATGCAGTAGAAACTGCTGTTACAAGACCTTTAGCATTAACTGTAACTACAGGAATTGCAGTTGATGAACCATAAGAACCAACATCAGAATTTACAGTTGCTAAAGTAAGTGCAAGATCAACATTGCCAGTTCCGTCAAAAGATACTGCTGAAGCAGATGCGTCGCCACTTGCAGAGAAATCTCTAGAAGTTTGGAGTGCAGTTGCAGTGTCTGCATTACCAGTAACATCACCTGTAACATTTCCAGTTACATTACCAGTAAGGTCTCCTGTAACATCACCTGTAACATTACCTGTTACATTACCAGTAAGGTCTCCAGTTACATCACCAGTAAGGTTTCCAGTAACATTACCTGTTACGTTACCTGTAAGGTCTCCAGTTACATCACCAGTAAGGTCACCTGTTACGTTACCTGTTACGTTACCAGTGAGATCACCAGTTACGTCTCCAGTGACATTTCCAGTTACGTTACCTGTTACGTTACCAGTCAGATCGCCTGTTACATCACCAGTAAGGTTTCCAGTAACATTACCTGTTACGTTACCTGTAAGGTCTCCAGTTACGTCTCCAGTGACATTACCTGTTACATTACCTGTAAGATCACCAGTTACGTCTCCAGTGACATTTCCAGTTACGTTACCAGTAACATTACCTGTAAGGTCTCCAGTTACATCGCCAGTCAGATCCCCAGTTACATTACCAGTTACGTTACCAGTCAGATCACCAGTTACATCGCCTGTTACATTACCTGTTACATTACCTGTAAGGTCTCCAGTTACATCACCAGTTACGTTACCAGTTACATCACCGGTTACGTTACCAGTCAGATCGCCTGTTACATCGCCAGTAACATTACCAGTTACATTACCTGTGAGGTCACCTGTAACATCACCTGTTACGTTACCAGTTACATTACCAGTAAGGTCTCCAGTTACATCACCAGTCAGATCTCCATCAAATCCACTAGTAGCAGTAATGACACCTGTAGCAGTAACAGTAGTCAGTGAAATCTCATCATTGAGATTGATGGTAATTGTATCTGAAGCAGCAGATGAAGTCAGGTTTGTTCCACCTGAAATAGTAAGTGTCTCATTCAGAAGTTGAATAGTTTCTGAACCAGTGTCACCAGCAACAGTAAGATCAGTTCCAACAGATGTTGTTCCTGCAGCAGTTAATCTACCTTTAGAGTCAACTGTGAATGTAGGAATCTCTGAGGATGAACCATAAGATCCAGCAGTTACACCTGAGTTGGCAAGAGTCAGAGCAAGATCAACATTACCTGTTCCATCGAATGAAACAGCTGATGCTGTTGCATCTCCAGATGCACTAAAATCTCTAGCAGTTTCAAGTGCTGTAGCTGTATCAGCATTACCAGTCAGGTCACCAGTTACGTCTCCAGTTACATTACCTGTAACATCACCAGTAAGATCACCTGTTACGTTACCAGTCAAGTTTCCTGAGAAACCACCAGATGCAGTAACAATTCCTGTTGAATTTACATTACCAACATCTAATTTGCCAAGAGTTCCAACAGAAGTCAGTGAAGAACTAACTACACCTGATCCAAGAGTATCTCCTGAAAGAACATCAGTATTATTAATCTTATATGTCTTTCCAGTAGCAAGATTTAAGTTTTCTGATGAACCGAAGTTATCACCAGTTGACTCAAATTGGAAAGTTTTATTTCCATCACCAGAATTAACAGTAATACCTGCTCCATCAGCAGCTGCATCATTAGCAGCTCCATCAGCAACCTGGATGTTCTTATCATTAACAGTTACAGTAGTACTATTAATGATTGTCTGTGTACCATCAACTTGCAGGTCACCTTTAATGATAACAAGACCTGTGTTATCACCAACGCCAGCAGGGTCAAGAGTGATTGAAGATGGTCCAGTAATTGAATCAGAACTAATTCTGATTGCAGAACCCTCTGAACCTGTGTGGAATTGGGTGGCAGTTACAACGCCTGTAGTGTAGAGATCTCCAGTTACATTACCAGTCAGGTTTCCAGTAACATTACCTGTTACGTTACCAGTGAGATCACCAGTTACGTCTCCAGTAACATTGCCAGTGACATTACCAGTGAGATCGCCAGTTACGTCTCCTGTTACATCGCCAGTAACATTACCAGTTACATTACCTGTGAGGTCACCTGTAACATCACCTGTTACGTTACCTGTTACGTTACCAGTGAGATCACCAGTTACGTCTCCAGTTAGGTCTCCTGTCACATTACCTGTGACATTACCAGTCAGGTCACCTGTAACGTCACCTGTTACGTTACCTGTTACGTTACCAGTCAGATCGCCTGTTACATCACCAACAAAACCTCCAAGTGAAGTTGTTACTCCACTAATATGTGCATCGCCATTTACTGTTAACTTTGATCCTGGGGTAGCAGAACCAATACCAACATTTGTGCCAGATGCTGTAGTAATTCCAATATAGTTTGCTGACGCATCTAATGCTAGATATGCAGCAAATTGTGATAGCTCTCTATTAAAAGCCATTTTTCTCCTTGTTATGGGTTTGATAAAATATAACTAAGTGTGTCGTCTTCGCGCTAAAAAGCACTGGGCTCACCCATACAAGTATTTATTTGAGAGTGCTATTCGGCTTGCTTAACTAAAAGTGCTTCAAAGAAACTGTTTTGAACACTTTGTCCTCTGGTAGTTGCACTTTGAGTATATGCTTTGAATTGCACATAATCAGTTGTACCATTCATATAGAGATGTGTAACTATCTGACCTCTAATGAAACCAATATGTGAGTTTTGTGCAACAGAAGTTCCATTTTTTTCAATAAATATACCACCTTCTTGGGTAGCACCAGAGTATGCATCAACACTTGCACGAAAGTACCAAAGACCTGCAACAGTAGGAGTAAATCTATCAGTTGAACTATCCCACATTGCATCCGTAGAACCATAGTCATCTCCAGCATCTTCATAATCAATTGTAACAGCACCATAACTACCTGGATATGTGATATTGGTATTGGTTGAGCGTTTTACAAAATAAAATGTGTCAGATTTAATAGCACCCTGAACTGTAAGATCTCCTGTTACAGTTGACACTCCACTAACAACCAAATCAGTAGTAATTCCAACACCACCATTTACTCTTACTTTGGGAGTTACTCCATTTCCAGCATATATTTTTATTGAACCTGCATCAAGAGCAATTTTTGTATTGGTACTATTATTTGTCTTTCTTCTAATAGTGTCTGTATAAACACTGGTTGCTGATAGTATTCCAACAGTGACATTATTTGTAGTAGATCCTCCTCTACCAGTTACAGAATCTAGCGTATCTCTTTCTGATCCAGAACTTACAGAACCAGCAGCAGTATAAGCAATAATATCTACAGATTCTCCACCAAATGCTGCTTCATTTAAAACAACACTTGTCCCATTTGATGCAGTGTACTCAGAATCAGTTAATCTTACACCATTAAAATATACATCAATTAATCCTACTGTATATGATACTGGAAATGCAGTTTGACCTGCAGACGCAGTGAACTTATTGTCTGATCTAATTGCAGAAGCTGATGCCCAAGTAACACCAGTTCCTGTTGATTGAAGATATTGACCATTTGATCCAGTAGTTCCACCAGCACTGACAGAACCATTTAATACTACATCACTAAGGGATGAGATTCCTATAACTTTTAATGTTGTAGTATTTTCACTAAATGAAACTATACCTACATTTAGTGTTCTTTGTGTACCGCTCAGTAGTTCTGCCATTTATATCTACTCCTATCAATTAAGTGTTTCTAAAACACTACCAATGAATTTAAGATCTGTACTGCTTCCAGAGATCTTTATAACATCATTAGTTTCCATAACAAGTTTCCCATCCAAGACACTTACTGCATCCTTTGCTGGAACAGGAAAGTCTTTTACAATTTCAGTTGTTACTGCAGTTCCAGCAATTGTTCTAACATGAGATACAGTTAGAGTTTCTGTAGATGTTCCAGTATTTGAAATTTGTGCCAAAAGAACCACACCAGAATAACCAACTGGAGCAGTATAAATTCCTACTGGACTTGCTGGTAGAACTTGAGTTATTGTCTTGTAGACATTTAATGCTAGTGCCATCTTACTTACCTCCTAATGCTAATACAATTGGTGTGACATTTGCAATCAAACTTTTAGAATAAAAATTACCAGAAATGGTTCCAGCTGCCTGGTCAATCAGAACTCCATCTCCAATTCTAAAGTTTCCTGACTGATCAGTACTGGTATAGATTACTATTCCACCATTTTTTGATACAACTTCATTCTCTTGGATTGGTATGCCACCAGTTTGAGGTAATGCTGTAGTTATTGTTACTCCACTACCAATATATTCAAATGAATGGCTGGATGCCAAAATCCTACTCTGTTTATACATTGGTGCAGTTGTTCCCACACCAACAGAGTAAGGTAATCTTTCTGTAATGGTTACAGTAGAAATACCAGAATGTGGTTTAGTTGCACTTTCAATTGTATAATATTTTGGTCTTAAAACTGCTGTAACTGTTGCAGTATTGACTCCAACATTGGGAGAAGAAATGGTCACATTTGGTGGAGTTGAACCATAACCTCTTCCATTTGAAATCATATTGATAGAAATTAATTTTCCATCTTGGATATTTGCTGCTGCAGTTGCTCTTACACCCCATGGTTCACTTGGAGCATCTACAGTAATTGATGGTGGTGAGGTGTATCCTGTTCCACCAGATCCAACAACCAATTCATCAATTTCATAGTAAAGATCATCAAATAAAATAACTTGACCATCAAATGGTCTATTTGTCCCTACTCCAGCTATAGTAAATACAGAACTCCCTGCATCTGCATCTGCAGTTACAATTCCAGATATTCTTTGATCACCAACACCATCTGCAATCAGACCATAGTTTCCAAAGGAAGAGTTTGAGTTGGTTAGGTCACAACCACCACCAGAACCACAATAGATTGCAATATCAGTACAGATAGTAAATAATGAAACTAATTGAGCATATCCTTCATTTGTAATAGAAACTCCAATACCATTTTTATTGAATTGAGTATAGGAGTCAGTTACCATGCTCTTTGTTTCTCCAAGAACATGGTCTCCATCAATCTTCATACCAATGCTATTTTCAATGAAATTTGTGCAATTTCTAATATATGGCGATTGATTTGATTCTCTAATAGTGTCTGGGTCAAAAGCTACTACTGCCTTTCCTGGGTCCATTGTTCCAGTAAAAGACATTTCTGTAAGATAGTTTCCTGGTCCTACATGAAATAAATCTTGATTTGAATTTTGGGGTTGTACTGTTACTTCCCTCAAACTATCTCCAATAATACTAACTTGGGGAGGTAATTTTACAGGATTATCTTCTACATATGTTCCAGCAGAAACTCTAATTACAGTTCCTGTTGTGGAGATGGCAACTGCTCCTGCAATTGTTGCTTTTGCATCTCCCAATTTCTTACCTGTATTTTCATCACTTCCATCAGCAGTAACATATAGGATATTTGATACTGTAGCACCAGCGCCTACACTTACAATATCAGATCCTATACCAGATCTTTCTCTTCTTATATAAAGATCTGCATCAAAGAAGTTAAGACCAAGTTCGCCTACGGCTAATTGCTCTAAAGACGGTTTCCTTCCAGGAACCGCCGTCCTTTTTATCCTAATATTTGGATTTGCCATTCAATTCCCCATGTTAGGTATGTACCTTTAAATCTGATATATATCAGATTACATAAGTATATTTATCTCTTAAAGATTTCCATCCATTTCCTTTTTCATACTTTTTAAAGTAGAAATTTCAGATTGTAATTCTAAAATATCCCTCTTCAAAGTACTAATTTGAGTCTCATAAACAATATTCTGATTGAATAATTCAAATGCCTTTTGTTGATAGGATGCTATAACCGCTTTATAATCTTCTTCAGTCATAAAAAAAGTGGAAGTATTTCTACTTCCACTATTTAGAGTTTATTGTTCTTTTTTATTAGAAGGTTCCAGCATCAATTGTGATATTTTGAAGGAATCTTTCTGAACCAGTACAAGTAATGACTTGAGATTGTCCAGCACAATCATTGACCCAAAGAGATCCAATTTCAATTCCAGCATAATTGGAAACAGTAATTTGTGGACTATCATTATCTGTTCCACCACCATCAGTTACTTGGGATCCAAACTTAAATCTGCTATCTGCATGTTCCCAGATAACACCAGATTTTTTAGCACCAGATGCATTATAGTTGAAGAGAACACCTAAGTCCCAAGTAGTTGCTGATGAAGGTGCAGAACCATCAACTTGACCCAACTCAATAGTTCTATCCTCAACAGTCATTGAGGATGTATTTACCTGAGTTGTGGATCCATTAACATAAAGATTTCCAGAAACTGTCAGATCCTGTGATGCAGTAATATTTCCGGAACTATCAATTGTTGCTGCAGTTGTTCCATTGTTATGCTCAATGGTCGCAACTTTAAGAGTTGGGGTGCTTACTGCAGTTCCAACAATAACTGTATTTGGTAAACCAACTGTAATTGTTTGTCCAGATGCTGATGTTACAATTTCTCCAGCAGTTCCAGAAACAGTTAATGTTTGACTGTCCAGATCAATAGCACCAGTTCCACTATCACCAGCAAAATCTAAATCTTGGGCAGTTACTTGAGAATCTACATATGCCTTAACTGCTTTTTGTGTTGCAAGATAATCATCACTATCTTCAGAAAGTGATGTATCAGCAGAAATAGCAGTAATGCCAATTCCAGATGTTCCTGAAAGAACAAATGTTCCAGTTGTTGTTATTCCAGAAATATTTAAATTTTCTTGAATATCAATTGAACCAACTGAAAATTCTGAAGCAGATAGTGATGTTGCTGAGACAGTACCTGCAAAGTTTGCATTTCTCCACTGCCTATTCTGATCACCCAAATCATAAGTATTGGTGGCATTCGGGTACAGACCTGATGTGAACTCACCACCAACGCTAATATTGTCTGAAGTGGAATCACCTAAACCAATAGTTCCACCGCGGAATGTTGCAACACCAATAAATTCAGAATATCCCTGAACATTAAGATTTCCACCAACAGTTACATTCTTATCTACACCCAAACCACCATCAATCTGAACTGAACCAGTATCAGAATCTCCTAATACATTGTCAGTTGTATTGCTGAAAGTAGTAATTCCAGAAAAATCTGTATTTGAATTTACAGTAAATGTACCTTCTACTGTAGAAATTCCAGTTAATGTTGCATTTGTAAATGTACCATTGGTTCCACCTACAGTATCCCAAGAAAGGGTTCCATCAGATGCAACTTTTAGGAAATAACCATCAGTGATGGTATTTGTATCTGGAAGAGTATATGTACCAACTCCAGCAAGTGAATCAGGAGACTTTAATGTGATGTATCCAGATCCATTTGAGGTTCCTTCAACTAAATTGACTCCACTACCAGTTGAAGAAGATTCTTTTGTCCAGTATCTATGTGAACCAAAGAATTTATTTGTGCTTGTTTCTGAAGTCAGACCAATATAAAAGTCATAACTGTCAGTTGTAAATCCGGGTTCACCAGCCCTTAGAGCAGGGAGATTAGCAAGAAGACCCCTTTTAAACTGAATTACTGGAGTTGTCATTACTCTTCTTTTATTTTTATAGTATTATTTATTAATCAAAATGATCCTGCATCCAAATCAATCTTATTGTCTAACTCAACATCCAACTGATTAACAAAGTTTGCTGGAAGAGAAGAATCCTCTGCAGAATTTGCTAACACTTGATCAGCAGAAACTAACTCATATTTTTTACTGGTAGCATTATATGTCAATACAAATTTATCTTTTTGGGTTAGATTTGGAACTGAAACATCTGCCAAATCTGATAGAAATTCTGCCACTACTGTTTTCTCCTGAGTTACAGTGTAGTTTTTACTTCCATCTAGTTTTATTTGAAAGTCTGCCATTTTTTATTGGGCATTTGAAGTATTTATGAAATGGCTGCAGACACAAATGCCATCCCTTCTATAACTCTTGTTTTTAATCCAGTTACATTATTGGTAATCAAAATATCATAGTAATATCTTCCAGCAGGAATAGTACTAGTTACTGTATCTGTCATTGTAAGATTTATTTTTCCAGTGCTCACTGTAATTGATGTATTGAATGAATATGATGTGGTGGATTCTGGAAATTTCTTAAGTTTTGCAGTAGCTGTATTGTTCAGCAGATTGAATACTGTTCCGTCAGAATTTGTTATGGTAAATGTTGAAGCAAAATCTGCCCCCTGCTCAATAGTTATATTGACTGCTGGAACTGCCATTGTTTTTTTCTTTTATTTATCATCATTGATGTTTTTTGACTTCAATAATTTTTGAAGTTCTGCTGTTGATCCAACAAAAAGCGCATTTGTGACATTCGTTGGTCCCTTTGCTTCTTTAGTTTCATTGATATCCTTTAATTTCTTTTGTAGGTCCATCAATTTATCTGTTGCATCTGAGACATTCTTGATTAATTGACCTGCAACTTCATATGCTCTTGGCATATCACTCTCTTGAGCCAGTTCTAAAATACCATTAATTGCTTCTTGTCCCTTTTCAATAATAGAATATAAATTACCTCTAGTGTATTCATAATCTTTCTTAATATCATCCACTTGAGATTTTATTTTTTCAATTTTGCTTTCTACTTCCACCTTTTCAATCTCTGTAGACTGTACATCAAATGCACTGTTTAAGCTTTCATACTTATCTTCCATACATCATCCTCAAAATACATTGCCATCAAATCCAAAATTATCACCAAATTCAATCAGATTGTTATCTGCTGAAGTAATAGTGAATACTTTTGAACCAAGAACATGATTTTCTTGTGTAGTGTTATCTTGTGCTCTTCTTACAGTGAGTTTATTTCCAGTTACTGCCTCAACATACATTTCTTCATTGTCAATGTAAATGTAAGTTTCTGCTGTGATAGTAGAACCATCATCAACTTCAATGATATTGTCCACAAGATTTACATTTTCTGCAAGAAGTGTTGCCACACTTCCATCATAGTCCTTGGTTGCTCTTGGAGTGACCTGATAAGTGAGATCTCTTGTAGCAGCAGTAGATCCTTTGGATCCAGCAACATAACCAACAGAGACCTTTCTGATGATGTCTCCAGTAATATCGGAAACAGGACCAAACAGGTATACTTTTGCAGTAAAATCTAAAGTATAAATTAGTGCTCTTCTTGTATCAAAATTTCCCTCATAATCATCTTCCATAGAAATGCCATCAAGTTGGATGGGAATATCTCTTTTCTCTTTTAGATTTCCCAAAAAATTGATTGATAAATTATATGCTGGTTGAAAATATGGAAGAATTTGTTCAATAATTTGAAGCATATCATCATTCAGTTTGGTCATAATAGACAACTGAAATCTCATATTATATGGAACTGGCATATAGTTCCTTTTTAAATTTGCTCCATCTGGAGTTTGGTTTATGATTGTTTGTGTTTGAGTAGATTTTCTTCCTGGATCATATTGCAGTCCAATAAACTCAAATGACATTCTGGGTAGAGTCATTTGAACTGGGCGATTCAAATCAGCTTCTTGCTGCATCCTTGCAAGAAACTTTTGAGTTGGACCATATGCAAGAGGAACTTTAATGACACTTACAGTATCATCATCGGAATTCTTATGTTGTATCTCAATTCCATTAAAGAGAGATCCAAATCCGATGATTACGGATCTGAATATCTCGTTATAAAAATACTCAAACATTATTCTAAGTATAAGGATATACTTCTATTTAGATCAAGGCATTCCAAATGGATTTATTTCACTAAAATCTATAATAGAATCAGCCTCTAATTCTATTGTGTCATTATCTGCATAAGGAGTTATTAAGTCATCAGTATTTTGGTTTTTCAGAGAATAGATAGCTCCAGATGTTTGTCCATAGATTCTTTCTCCTGGAGTAAATGTTCCATCAACAATAGAAACTTCAAGTGTACTTGATGATCTTGTGTATTTCTTAACTCTTGCAGTAGTTCCAGAACTTGATCCAATTACAATTTCATTGAACACATATGTTCCTATTCCAATAGTTGCTCCTATTCCTGTTGGGGAACTAATGGTAATCGTTGGTGCTGAGGTATAACCAACACCAGCATGTGTCATATAAATTGCAGTAACATTACCAGCAGAATTGATATATCCAATACCAGTAGCAGTAATTCCTCCTCCAACTGGTCCACTAAAGGTAACTGTTGGATTTGATATGTATCCACTACCACTATTTCCAATAGAAACAGTTTGAATAGTTCCTGTTCCAATTCCTGTTGTTGCAGCTGCTCCTGTTCCAGTATTGTCACCAATTACATTGAACTTGATCCAAGGTGCAACAGTATAACCACAACCTGAATTTGAAATATAAACTGCTTGAACTTTTCCTCCAGTATTTCCAGTACAATTTACATAATCATTTGTGATTGATGCGATACCTATAGCAGTAATTCCTCCAGAAGGTGCTGATGAAAAACCTATTGTGGGTTCAGTATTATAGTTATTGCCCATATTACTGATGTAAATTTTATTAACACCACCATTTGCACAAATAGTTGCTGTAGCAGTTGCAGTAACTGCTGATCCAACAAGTGTTAACGTTTGAATATATCCAATTTGTTCTATTTCATTGTCAATTTCTTCTACACCAGTGTCAAGAACTTCATCTTCATATCTAAACAGTTCACATCTCAATGTATACACATAATTTTTTTGAAGTTGATAGAATGGCTGTTCATGCTCAACATACTTAATCTCAAATAACTTATCACCAAGAGGAAAATAGATTAGATCTCCTTCCTTTGGTCTTGTGGAAAGTTCTATATTTAAAAGACTTCTTGATAATGGAGTAATGTAATTCTCATATCTTTCTTTAGAAATGATAAGAGTCAAATCATCAACTTCTTGAATACCAAACTTTGATAAAATAGTTCCTTGCCCACCATATCCTTCATAACTATCAACATATGCTTCTAAAGGAAATGCACTATCAAATTTGGACTCAATTACTTCTCTAATTACAGTATTTGTAGTTATAAATTTTCTAGGCAAGTAATATATTTCGACGCCATACATTCTCAATTGTTCATTGATCAAGTCTTGTACCAAACTTTGTTCAGTCTTTGAACCTTGGAGAAAAAATGGGTTTAACATTTAATTAACCTATCATATCCAGTGGTGGAAGTTCATATGTGCTAGACATTTTTTGTCTTATTTCATCCAATTCTCTAATTGCATCATCATACATCTGTCTTCCATTGAGTTCTACTCCACCAGGAAGTTTGACTCCTTGGAATTTTATCATATTCTGTCCCCACTGCCTCTTAATTAAGGACGTTAAGTATGGTTTCAAGAAAGAATCATTCCATACTCTAGGGTAATCACTTGGATTCATTGCTCTATAGCAATCTATAATTAAATATTCTCCCACTCTCAAATTGTTCCAATCAACATCAAGATACATCCTATCCTGTCTTTGATTGAATCTAATTTGTTTATGAGTATTCAGTAAGAAATTCATGGTTTCCAAATAAGTCATTGCCATTGAATATGACAATAAATCAGTAGAACCCCAATAATAGATATCATTCAAGAATAATTGATATTTAAAGCTGAACATGTTAGACATGCTCATAGTCTGAGAGTCATCAAACTGGAATACTTTATTGACACCAATTACATCAGGAGGGATTTGTAAATAATTGCTGTTTTCATAATATGTAAATGTTGTTGCAGTTCCTACAATATTAGTACTAGCACTAGTTGATGCAATTCCCACTGAAGAACCTGCACTTGGTGCTCCAGGAGGACGTGCTTTCCCTCTATCTACATCATTTTGAGTTACTTGATACTTCAGATATACTTGAGCAACTCCATCGAAATGCCTTTCCTGAAAATATTGAATTGCATCATCAACCAGATCTTCAATCTGTTCATCTGCAACATTAATTTCCAAGACAGGATAACCTAACTGCCTCTTACAGTAATCTATGAGTTCTTGTCTAGTAGAGGGCTGAGCCATTTATATAACTACTATTTTCTTTATTTATGATGCTCCATAAAATGCTGAAGCATCATCTTAATATCTCCCAAATCACCTTTTATCTGAGTCATTTCATTCTCAAGGTTATCAATTCTCTGCTTATCAGATAAAAGTTTTTGTCTATTCATAAGATAGGTATTATAGTCTTGTGTGTTTTTATTTACAATAGCATTTGATTTGCTATCTCTATAATACCCATCTTTACCTTCAATTGGAATCAAAGTCATTATGCTAAAGCAAGAACACGAAGATTTTTAAATTGTGGAACAACAGACTGATTAGTTGAAGTGCCCACTATTTTAATTCTGAATGAACTAAATGGTGGCATTCTATCTACAGTGAATGTATATTCTCTGAAGAGTGATATGTCAGGACTTGTAGTGTAAGTATCTACTTTTGGAACAAATATATCTGATGATCCATTGCTATTTGCAAAATTAATTATGTTTCCAGAATTATCAATATTTGCATATCCAGGGAATGGGACAAAGATGGTTTCTTTCAAAGGAGAATTTTGATTTATTGCATAGAATACTCTTACATCATTATAATTGGAGATATATGAATCCAGATATACTTTCAGTGAAGTTGCTGGGTTTTCTAAAAGAATATTCTTTGTGACGTACATGAATGAATGTGGATCATCATAAACTGTATTCACTCTTGGATCAGTTGCATAATTTGTTATAGGACTATTGACTCTATTATTTGTGAAAATTGCAGAAGCTTTGTCTAAATCAATCATTGGAGTCAATCTAGTGTCACTAGTAACAAGACTGAAATCCATAGCAAATGATTTATTTCCAGTCAAACTTGTCAAATACTGATTCTCATTATACTGAGAAGCAATCATTCTTGGGTCTGGGAAGAATACTGGGAATTCATTAGCAGCATCTTGGAATCCTTTATCAAAGTAAGAAGCTTCATTGCCAGAAACACTGGTTTGTGAAATTGTTCTTATTTGAGTATTTGTGAGTGTTCCTTTGGGGTTGATTGTCTTGATTTTTGGAAGTACTTGTGTGAAAGGTAAGTTATAAGATCCCTTTGCATTCAATCCTGCACCAACATAATTTTCATTGAAATACAATGACTTAAATGTTGGTGAAGTGGATGATCTATTTGTTCCATTCTGGGACATATCAATTTTGACATAATATGAATCCAAAGTTATTGGATTTGGTACAGTAACATCTGAAAGATTATGAGTCTTATTAATTCTTCTCAATGAAACTTTATCAAACTCATACTTATAAACCAAATCATTTGAAGAATGATTTGCAATCAAAGTATTGTCAATTCCTCTTGTGATACCATTCAAACTATTTGCAGTGACACTAGTGTATGAAATAATTTCACTGCCAATCTTGACATATCCAGGATTGGTTGATCCTACACCAACATTTTCAAATGTTCCAAATGATGAGGTGTTTGCTATAGAAATTGAACCAATATCAGTATTTGAATATGAAACTGTGAGGGATGTTGGCTCAATATTTGATTGAATATCTGATAATGTTACATTATTGACTCTGGAATAAAGTCCATGATTTCTTTGGAATACCTTGAGATGTAATCCATCTGTTACAACTCTAATTGGTGATACTGGTACAACATTCCCTCCAACAGTATAGTTCAATGTTGTGGTTACACCAACATTATTCACAAATGTAAGATAATTTGATGCACCAGTTAAAAATTCACCTTGAACATTATCAACTATCAGTTCATTGAGTCCATAAATTTGATTTACAGACAGTTTCATTCCAGTACCAAGTTGACTATTTCCAACCTGAATTGGTGTCAGTACATCACCAACAGTATATCCTTTTCCTCCATTATTAATTGTTGCCCCAACTGCAACTCCATTATTAATGAAGATATCAGCTGTAGCATTGATTCCAGTTCCTGTGATACTTGTGAGAGCAACACCTGAGAATGTATATGATCCAGAAGAAGGTGTATAACCAACTCCAGCATTTGTTATGGTCAGTGTGGAAGTTGCAGATCCACCATATCCAACTAGGTTTCCAGTTGCAGATGATCCATTTTGAGTAATAGTATTACCAAGAGTTAGATCTGCATCTTGAATTGTTGTTCCAATTCCAATCTTTAAATTCCTGGAGTTGACTGAAACTCCATTTTGAGAAATTTCTTCAAGATATGAGGGAAGAGTTGGATTGAAGAATTGAATAGAACCTTGTGGGTTGAAGTTTGCACGATATAAAGTAAACTTCAGGTCTTCATACTGGCTAGGAGTCCAAACACTGGCATTTTGTGATTTGAACAGTGATCCAAGAGTTGGTTGCTCAGAAACTAAAACTTGACCAGACTCTGCACCAAGAGTTGAAACTTCAACTTCACCAAGTCTAGAAATCCAAACATTATAATCAGTACTATCTGATTGGAGAACAACAGCATATTCTCTTTCTGGATTCAAATAAACTGGTGAATCAAATACGAAACTGGTTGGAACAGTTCCATCATCGGACAGATTTATTTGATCTGGAGACAGATATACAACAGAGAATGGTAGTATAGTAGAACTAGGAGTTCCTAACTGCACCTCTCTTATTTGGCACCATACTGGAAGACTTTCTGCCTTACTTTGGAAGAATACATCTAATTTTGTGAGGAAAACACCAGTAGTATCTGGAACATAGAATGTTTGTGCCAGTGGATCTCCGCCTCCTCCTCCTCTAGGAGTGGTATCTACAACAAATGTATTAACTGCAACATTAGTTGTTACTTGGAAATCTTCAACAACTCTTTCCTCTGTTCTATCTTCTCTTTCATATTCAACATTTTTAATAGAGAGAGTGGTTTCTTGTCTATTTTCAAGTTCTCCTTGAGAATAGAAAATTTGTTCTCCAGCAGTTGATGCTGCTCCAGGAATTAGACTATTTGATGAACTTGCAGTAAGTCTAAACACAGACCTTCCTGTTTCAAAAACAGGATTAGCATTGGAAGAAGAATCTGGAACTCTAAATGATCCAATGATGGTTCCCAATCTATCAGTTATTAATCTGATATCAGATACAGTAGCTTGAGCACCACTACTTAAACCTCTAAGAACCATTCCAGATTGAATATATCCGCCAAATCTATCATCATCCTCATTGGAAAGTGAGAATGTGTCTACATTTAGAACTGTGGAAGTTTCTGAGTATGTTGATGGTAGAAGATTATTTCTATCATATGGATTCTGATTGAAAACATCAGTTGGTGCATTAAACGGACCATACTTGTGATTAGAGTTTGCAACTCTAAATCTGATAGATGCTACTGCTGCAGGATTTACTAAATCACTATTTTCTGAGGAAGGCATAGTGCCTACAACAGTTTCACCAACTTGGAAAGTTCCATTGTTCATTTCAATTTCTACAAGTTTATTAAATGTAAACTTGTTGACATCTACACCCTCAAAGAATGAATATAATCTAGTGAAGGGTTTGAAGGCATTTCCAGTGAACTCAATATTACGAGTTCTCATAAAGTGGATGAGTTCTCTATTTACAATTCTGTCACCAAGTGATTCTGTTTGAGTTGACTCTGATATAGTTAAATCATATCCTTCTCTGAGTTGTTGTAACTCTAGTTGCTCAAGATCTCTAGTTGTTGTAGTTGTTTCAAGAGTAATAAGCCAAGGATTGTCACCCAGTGCGCCAAGGCGCCTTGTATTTGATCTTCTTTGTAAATTAATTGGATCTCCTACTGCTCTTGTATCTACAGTTTCCCAAGAACTCCAAACAGTTGGTGCAACACCAATTCTATTTCCATTCTCATCTACAGTTATCTCTGCATTGAGAGATTCTGCTACACTATTAAATGCACTATCAAAAGTTATGTTTCTTGGTTCTAAGTTAGTTACATCAATCCAAATATCTTCTTCAGGTTGCAACTTAATTCTTCCATTCCAGAATTGAACCAGGAAAGGAGTTACATTCTCAATTCTGGTTGCATATGGTTGTTTTGTATATTCAACTTCTGTATAATCAAGAGTAACAACTTGTCCCTTTCTCTTTACTCCAGAACCCAACAACTGAGAATATCTTGAGTCTTGATTGGCAGATGTTGTTGTGCCAATACCAGCAATTGAATTTGAACCAACTTGTAGATTCAGTGCTGTAGTATAGTGTGATGGTCTCAGTATCTTATTCTTTGGATCAATGGAGTTTTTGATACCAATAGAAATATCTTGTGAATCTGTTGTGGTGAAATTATCTACAAAAATACCTGACTTGAACTTGTTCAGACCATTTGCATCAGGAACAAATAAGTTAAGAGTTTCAGTTTCTAAGAGGCTTATAGAGCTATAATATTCTAAACTCTTAATTCTCTTTTCTAATTTGAAGATATCACTCATTTGATATCTCTTATAATCAACAGATTCTACTCTTGCATCAGATACATTATAAAGATATGGTGGAAGATATATATTTGCAATGTTCAATGCATCATTTACTCTTTCTGGTAACTTTGGATTATCATCAGGAACACCATAGGTTACGATAGTGTCTCCTTCTGGAGTTATATTTACTCTATCTGCTCTTCCCAAGTAGTAATTATATCCAAGAGCCATAGACTCATCAGAAGCTATGATGTTTTTTGAACTATGCTGCCCACCATCAAATACTCTTCCATAAAATTCAAATGGCGATCTTGCGCCAGCAGATACTGTATAGTTAGAAACTCTTGGCCTTGCATCAATTATATCTGTTACTCTGTTACCAGATATTAAAGAAATTTCATTTTTATAATCAAAGGATGAGTATGAATTTACTGTAGTGATGTCTCCAGTATCTGATGCATCATATTGTGCTTTTGAGTAATAAACTACTATTTTTCTGACTGGAGCTTGGAACTGTGGTAGTCTTTCAATTCTTGAGTAATCATAAATTGTGTTTTTCTGTCCATTATATAACTTAAATTGACCTGTTATGTTCTTAGAATTGGTCAATATGTTAGTTGCTACAGCACTTACTCCTGATTGCTCAAAATTAATAATTTCATTGGTCTCAAATGTATTATTATTCAAGTATATAAAACCAATGCTAGTGTCTGTCTTTCTTGTCAAATAAATTGCCTTTGCTCCACTAATCGAACCAGTTAAGATATCTCCAATGATTAAATCATTAGTAGTCGCAGAGGGACCATCAAGTGATGCTGTTGTCATTGATGGAGATTCTGGATCAGAAGTACTATTTGATTCAAATATTCCATGAATTTTGATGACATCTGGGACATTCAAAGAAATAACACTATCTTGAACTCTTGTTCCAAATGGATAGCTTCCATAAACCAATCCATCATTTAATGTTGATTGTCCAATTCCAGAAGAACTGATTTTTGATTTGTCAATTACAATACTGTTAGAAATTATTTTTTGCTTCAATTTAGAAGTAATGTTAGTCTTTCTAATAGTTGTTGTTAAGGTTGCACCAATATCATCTACTCCAGAAATACCAATAATCTGGATTGAATTGCCTCCATTTGTAATAGAAACTTTATCAGCAGTCAAACTTACTGTTGATCCATTGGATCTAATTAAAGTATATCTTTCCTCATCAAATGGAAGGAAGGTTTCATTTGGATCTGCATCAATTTGTGCAGTCTCTCCACTAGTTATTGCAGTAGTGAATTGTTTTCTAATAATCAAATTAGAGTTAACCAGATCAACTGATTCAATGTTTCTCTTAGGGAAAATGCTAAAAAGTGATGTATTTGATACTGCATTTCCGCTTCCAGCAGAAGTTTGGAGTTTTGACTCAATTACTGTCAGATCTGTAACTGATGTTGAGGTAGTAGGATTGCTACCTTCACAGAAACCAGAAACTGTTGTTACACCAACAATGGTCAAACTTCCAGAAGTTACTGCTGTAATTCTTGCTATAGTTGGATCTGAATTTGTTGGTACTGAGTATCTGACTAAATTACCAACAGTTGCAATTCCAACAAAATTTACACCAGGACTAGTGACTGTAGAAATTCCAGAACTGCTTCTTGCACTAATAGATGCAATACCAATAGTTTGAACATTCTTTGGTACTAAATCAGCAGTAAAAGTTCCACCTGTTCCTACAATACCATATACAGATTGAACATCAGAAATCTCGTAGTTTTTGACACCAGTTACAAATCTACTGTTATCTACAACTCCATTGAATATGATATTTTCCCCAATGAAGAAGTTTCCTTGAACTTCATATGCTGTTAAACCTACTCCTGCACTCACATCATATCTTAAATATGCAGATGCTCCACTTGACTCACCTTGAATGTATGCTGGAGTAGAAACAGTTACATTTTCATTCAGAGTCAAATCTGTATAAGTTTGTAAATCAAAGAGAGAAAGGTCCCATGTATTCAAATCTGGAGTAGATGTGTCATAAGAACCAGATTCTAAGACAAAATCATAAACTCTTGAAACACCAATTTCCTTTCCCGAACCAGTTTTTTGATCAGTCCCTACTCTTTGATCTCTAAGACTCAATACATTTGTGGTATTGAATCCAATAGTTGGAGATCCATAAACTCTATTAACTTCTATGGTGGGTCCAAATCCAAAATTGATTGATTGTTCACCAATAAATTTTGTAGTTCTTGGTTTTTTCGTATCAATTAAAGATGTGGTTCTTATTTCAGTTTCATATCCTTTGACATATGCTTTACCTGAACTAATCCTATAGACTGCCAAATCCTCGCTTGGACTATTTCCAGTTTGAGTAACTTGATTTGGTGAATAAATTCCTCTATTGCCTTCTCCATCATTTAAAGATTCATTAACAGTTACAGTGAATGGCTTAACATAATAATTTCCAGATTCGTCATAAGTTCTTCTAGCAAGTTCCTTGCTTAACTCATTATATTGAGTGACATTGGAATTATTTTTTAATACACCATTAATTATTTCATTTATTTGAACAAAGTTTGTATCTTCAAAATCATTTGGATCTTTTTTGGTAAGATTTACTGATATTTTAAATCTATCCGCACCAGGCGCACTAAAGTTATTGAAACCCTGTGCATTATCTGTTAATGTTTGATCTATATCAGAAGAAATGATATTTTCTACAACACTAAAACCGATCCTATAACTTGGAGTATTGCTATATTGGTCAAGAATTAGAATTTGAGATGGAACATTTACAAAATGTCCTCTAAGAAAATATATACCTTGATTCACACTAAAGGAAGAACCAACCGAAGAAGCATCTGTTAAAATTGTATTAGCAAATCCTTCTCCAGCAGAAATAAATGTGGTTGCATAATTAATGCTAGAATCTGTTATGAGAATTTCATTATCAAAAAATGTTCTGGTCGCAGCATCAGTAGAACTAGAGTTTTGATAATCTAAGTATAAGGTATAATTTCCTCTTTCTGATTGTTGATTGGTAATATAGGTTATGACCTTTGCAGTTACTCCAGAAGATCTACCAGTAATAGTTTTCCCTACTATTTGATCAAGGTACAATGATACAGGAATACCTAAAAATTCTTCCTGGATCTGAATCGCATAAAATGCTCCATTATAATTAGTATTTCCAGGAATGACTACAGAACCCTCTTTGAAGAAGTGGTTCCCCATATCCTCAACCTGATTTTGAAGGATAGATTGAAGATTATTTAACTCTCTTGCCTGAATAGGATATCCAGGTTTGAACAATACTTTATAATAGTTACTCTGCGGATCAAAGTCATCAAAGTAGGGAGCAACATTGAGGTTAGTTTCCTGTGGCATAATTCTTTAGAACTGCAAGATAATCTTTACATCTTCCTTTTGGGATGAAGACCTTGTTACGGAAGGTCTATTGTCAATATAAATGATGTTTCCAGAATATTTTTTGGATTCTGGTTGAGAAACACCATTTGTGAAATTTTGACCAAGATAATATGTCCTACTATTTAGAACTGTTGAAATACCAGTAAATGTAGTATCAATCCCAAGATTTACACTTCCCCCAACAATTGTTAGACTTCCTCCAGTTGTTGGTGTTGATGTGAAACTATTGAGTTTAAATCCATATATAGGACTAGCATTTAGTGATCCATTGGTATTAAAACCAGCAAGAGATTTATCCTGCCAATATTTCAGAACACCTGTTCTTGGATCATAAGACACTACTCTTCCAACCGCAGTAGAACCAACTCCTACAGTTTGAGTAATTCTTGTATCAGGTGTAAAAGTTGCACTACTATATCCAGCTCCAGTTAATCTAAGTGCATAGACAGAACTTGCTTTATCTAAAGTCAATATTGAATTTGATCCATATGATTGTGGATTTTCTACAAGTCCAACTGCTGCAAATTGATTTCCAGTGATAAAATCTGGATTTTCTGTGTCATTTTCAAATCTTGCATAAGTTAATACATTATATGCCCCAAGTTCTCTATAAATGTCAGCACCATGTCCTCCTGAAGGGGGAATGATAACATTGAATACTGGTTTTGTTGTTCCTGTTGGGACACCACCAGATGCCAAATCCAAAGTACCAAATGTATATCCAGATCCTCCTTTTGAAATTGAGACACTCTGAACTTTAGAATCATTATTGATAACGACTGTTGCTTCTGCACCAGATCCATCTCCCTTAATTGGGACTCTAGTGTAAGTTTGGTTTGCAGTTCCTAACCCAACTCCACGATTCCTAATAGTTACAATCTTTAACTGTCCACTAGATGCTGCATTTGTTCTTACTGGAGCATGTGTTGAACTTGTGTACCAGTCACTTGGGACAGGAATGTAGTTTGTAGAATCGAACTTAATTGCCTGACTTGGACTAATTGTATAAAGATACTTCCAAATGTAACCATCACCACTACTTCCTGCTGCTCTTGGTTCTAAGTCAGTAAAAGTAGGCTCGTCTAATGATGGACCTCCAGTAAAATTATTCTCAGGATTTGCATTATTATACAAGCAAATATAGACCCTATAATCACTATTCATTACATAATAATTGGCAGAATATAGATCAAAGGATCCTGATGGGAGTGAAGGATTATTTCTACTAATATCATTCCTATACATGTCATATGTAATACCAGATTGCCAAGTTACTTTTCTTATAACTTGACTCACATCACTGGAATTGATTTTTTTCATCGCAATCATAGAATCCCAATAATCATTATATTTCTCAAGACTATCAATGGGGGAAGGCGGATTAGTATCCCAATCAGATTGATAATCTGAAGCATTTGGTATCCCAATAAATGCATAATATGAATTTGTACTGGATTGGACACCAGAAACAAAATTCTTAGCATTTAATATACGAAGTTGGTCAGTAATTATCGCTGCCATTTTATGATAGAATTTTTAGTTATTTATAGATGGTTTTATTATTCTTTCTTCAATTCTTTAATTTCTGAAGAAAGTTCTTTAACTGCTTCAATAAGAACACCAATGATACCATTGTAATTTACTGTTTTTGGGTCACCAGAGCTTACAAGTTCTGGAAGTATCTCCTGCAGTTCTTGTGCAATGACACCATAAGATGGTCTCCCATCTTTTTTCCATTCAAATCTGACACCACGAAGTCTATTAGTTACATCTAATGCATTGTCAACTGTGGTGATATTTTCCTTCAGATTAATATCTGATGTTGAATTGAAGTCAGTTGCTGTTACAACACCAACTACCATACCCAAATCTGAAGTATTTCCAATTCCAAGAACAGAATCTAATCCTTGAATAGAATCATCAGTACCACTAATTGTTACATTTCCTGTTGATTGGTCAATCAGTATTCCAGATCCAGCAGTAATAGAGGTGACTATTCCAGTTAAGTTGGAACCATCTCCAATAAATGAACCTCCAACAAAAGAAGGTGCTGTGATAACTCCACTGATGACAATATTTGATGGTAATCTGGATGTGCTAATAGTTCCAGAAGATAAATTTGATGCATTAGTATAGTAAGATCCTTCTTGACCATCCAGCAAATCTGCATTCAAATTTGAAACAAGAGTTGTTGATGAAACTTTGATTGGTGCAGTTCCAGTTGTCTGAGTTGAAACAAATGTCGTTGCACTGGATATTCCAGCAATACTTACACCAACACCAGTTGTTTGGAATTTTTTAGAATTGTTGAAATATAGATCTACAGATGAACCTTCATTAAATTGAGCAATAGTTTGAGATCCATCATATTTTTTTAATATGATAGAATCGGATTGAATAAAGAAATCCTCTCCAGTATTTCCAGTCTTATTTTTTAATATAGTGTTTGATCCATTGAAGAAAATCTCAAAATCTTTATCATCTCCTAGTAACAATTTGTCATTGTCTTTTAGATTTACATTATTTGTAAATGTAGAAACACCGGTTACTAAAACATTACCTTTCACAAGTAATTCTGTTTTTGCTCCTCCAACAACTGTATTTCCAAGAGTAGAGACTCCAGTGACAACTACACTTTGGGATTTAACATTTGCAGTGGATAATCCAACAACAGAAATAGTTGGTCTGCCATATGATGTACTGATACTTATATTGTTACCAGCAGTAATGGCAGTAACAACTCCTACTGAAAGGACTGATCCGTCACCAAGTAATGAATAGAGTTCATTGAAGTTACTATTGATTTTAAGAGCACCCTGTAATAGGGTATCACCTGTTCCATCATTTGGAGCTGAACCTGTATTAATTCCTAGTTTTGCCATCTGCCGCTAAGTGCCCCTTTATAGATTTATTTATTGATTATGTGATATACTTATCTGATTTCAGAGGAACAGATCTAGTAATCAATGCCGAAGTGGAAATTCCAGAATAGCCTCTATTGCCATAGAAATTAAATGTGTGAATTCCAACTCTAGAATCGAAGTTAATTTTTCCCCAACTAAATGAACCATAATTGAATGATGCAGAGATTCCTCCTTGGTAAACTCTAAAATCGCTATTGTCATAAGTATAGACTGTTGAATCAAAAGTTAGTGATAGGTCATCAAATGATTGACCTGTTGAAATTCCAGAAACATTTGTAAATATTCTTCTCACATATGTATTTCCCACTCCTATGACATTAGCTATTGTGGTATATGCCTTTTGGACTTGATATACTAAATCTGCACTAGCTAAACTTATTCCAATTTGAGATTTATCTATTCTTGCAGATATAACAGTCTCAGTAGATGCTATTCCCACACTAGTATTAAATGCTGTAAAATAATCTCCTGTAGAAATTCCACTAACTGTAATTGCAGAACCAACATATCCAGGAACTCTTAGGAATGAATTTTCTGGAATATAGAAATCAAATATTAATTGAGCATCTGTTCCGATGGAAGTTTTGCCAAAACCAACAATAGTACCATAATCACCAGTATACGATTCAACATCAATTTTTTCTTCTACCAATTTTGGTGGCGCAATTAGAACTGCTGGTGGATTTGATGATGTGTAACCTGCTCCTGGATTTGTTACAATTATTGAATTTATTTTTCCATAACCAATAGAAGCAGATGCAGATGCTTTTTGGGTTGTTCCTGTTTCAACAGGATTTGAAATTGTCACAGCAGGATTTGGATTTGTATATCCAAATCCAGGATTAGTTATAATTATGGATGATATTGTTCCAGCAGAAGAGACAACTGCTCTAGCAGTAGCAGGAGTAAGGGTGTCTTGAGATGATATTTTAATTGAATTTTGGAATGTTTTTACTGGAGATTCATTTGCAGAATTGAATATTGGAACCAAATTATCCACATAAGCAAAAGAGGATCCATAGGAAACTGGCTGGATGATATATGAACCGGGATAAATTGATGGTTCATATTTAATTCTATCTTTTCCTACAAAACTACCATCAATTAACTTATCTACAGTTTGTTTACACCATTTAACTGGTCTTAATAAATCTCTATCAGTAGTTACTCCTGGAGAAATATAAGAATTTGTTTCTACGGTATCAATTGTATTGATACCAACCACAACTCTTTGATCTTGATCCAATGAGATGTTTTGTCCTTCTTCTACAAGATTGTCAATATCCAAAGTATCACCAACTTTGACTGTCTCTAAAATATCAATGAACTTAACATCAATTCCACTGGTTCCTTTGTAGAAAAGAATCTTGGAAGAATCACCTTGTTTTGGTGGTTCTGTGAATTTAATAACACTTCCTCCATCGAATATGTAACCTACTCCAGGAACTTGAAGTATGTCATTTATGAACACCAATAAAGTTTGATCAAGAATAACTTTTGAACCCTTTGGTGCTATGATGGAATATAGGGAACCATTTTGTCTCAGTCTGAAATTAGTCTCAAAACCATCAAATTCTTCATCCAATCTATCAAGTACATCAATTTCACCAATTCCCCAAGAATTGAATGAGTCACTAAAAACTCTATCTATTGTGATTTGGAACTCATTGAATGCTAAACTTGTATTTGTAGGAATACCTGAACTTCCTCCAACAGGAACTGTCAAAATTTCACCATTACCATAACCAAATCCATAATTCTGGAATTCAAATGTTAAAATACTTGAACCACTACCAACTATAATGTCTACTGTTGCACTTTGACCAGAACCAACTAAGGATGATGAACTATATTCCAATGGAATATTGTCATATCTAAGAGGAGCATCAAAAACTACTATTGGTGGATTAGAAGAAGTATATCCGGCACCAGGATTTGTTATAGCAACACTTACAATATGTCCACCACTAATAGCAGCAGTTCCAATAAATTCAATATTTGGTACGCCAGAACTGTAAGTTTGGACACCAACATTAACTACAGTTTGTATTCCAGATCTATAACCAGATCCACTATTTCCAATGCTAATTGATTGTATTGTTCCAGTAACAGAAACTATAGCAGTTCCTCCAGCAGAAACTAAGGGTTGATATCCAAATCCGTTGGTGGATGCAACAGAAACTATTAATCCTCCTACTGGATATTCTCCATTATTTGGATCCCATCCACTTGGGAGTCCATCATTTCCTGTGAAAGTGATGCTTGTAATTCCAGAGTTTTCTGATAAAGTGTAGTCTCCTTGTTGGAAGGATGGTGGTTGAATTCCATTTGGTTCTTGGAATATTCCATTGATAAGAGTAATTGGTCTTTGAGTGGAAATACCAATTACATCAGATCCATTAACTGTCATACTAAATTCACTTCTTATACCAGTAAATTTCATGGATATATCATCATAAATGTAATTTTCATTGTATGTTTCTAATGATGAATTGATATATCCAGATCTCATAAAACTTCTTCCTTGGAAAACCGAACTTGTGGTTATTCCTGACCAGTCAACACCATCTGGATCTACTTCAGTAGAAACTCCTACAGGAATATTTCCTTTGGGTGCCTCTGCAAAATGTAGAGTATTGTTTATAATATTATAGTTTCCATTTAACTTCTTAACTAATGATCCTGTAGGATGGAAAGTCAAAGGTGAACCAAGTTGACTTCTTCTAACTCCCAATGTATTTGCTGAACTGTTCACAGAAGTAATAATCATTATTTCATCATTTATCTGGATATTGTCTCTTGGGAAAAATGATGTTACTCCAGCTAATCCTATGGTAGTATCAAAATTGATATTTGAAGTAATAATACTCGTTACACCAGATGAAACTATTGGACTTTGAATCATATTGTCAATAGCAAGCAAAACTTTTGAATTTTGCTTAGTGGAAGTTATACTATGCCCTGTTCCAACTCCAACAGATGTCAAATCAAGAACTATAGGAGTTCTTGCTAAAGCATTTTGTGCAGTAGAAGCAAATTTTAAGGTTTTTTCATCAGGAGAAACCACATATAAAGTAGATGGCAATTTGTCTGTAAGACCTATTCCAGGAATTGATACTGTTGATATTCCTATATTCGTTGTAGTTCCTGCTCCAGGTGGAGAATATGTCACTTCTTCTCCTGTAACAAAGAAATGATTATTAATAGTTAAAGAATTCTCAACCAAGTTTACAATATTTGAATTGCTTCCATCAAATGTTCTGCTGAAAATTGGGTTGCCCTCATGCGTCAAATCAAAAGATGTTTTTAAATCGAGGAGAGACCCAACATAAAAACCATTGTTAAAATGAATATCTGCATTTGATAAATCAATTCTATATGGAGTATTTACTTCCAAATCGTAAATTCTGGTTCTAACTCCAAATATTCTAACTTGAACCTCTGTATTTACATTTGGTGTATATGTTAATTGGAAAGAATTGGATGCAGTATCGATACCAACTTGTCCAATAGATGAACCAATTGAAACATTTGCATATTCCACAAAATGCGATTCTGCATATGAATTTCCATATACACTGCCAACTTCAAATAATTCATAGTTACTATTTGTCAGATCTTCTACAGAAACAATATAGTATTCTGAATCATATGGAGAGGTGAATTCGTCAATAATGACTGGAACAGGATTTGTTGTTGCTGCTATAGATGTCTGTCTAGAATGCAATAAACCATTATAAAATGTAGTTGTTCCTATTCCAGTAGATGCAGTATTTCCTATTGAAATTGAAGAAGTGTTTGCTGTAATAGCTACTCCTACGCTAGGAATAAAATCTACCAGTACATTTCCACCACTAAGATATGCATTAAATGTCCCAAACCCAGAACTGGTCTCCATATTTGCATATTGAAGAACAGAAACATTTGTTCCATCATGAATAATATTAAGTTCTGATGATGCATATTCTCCATTTTCATCACCAAGAAGAATCAAGTGCTTAGATGATCTATATGAATCATCAATTTGAATTATATTAGTTGTTGTTCCAGCAGATACATTTACTTGAGATGAGAAAATATTTACAACATCACCAAGAGATGTTGACCCTACACCAACTACATCATTCAATGTCGAAAATGCCACAGTTGTTGTATAATATGAATTATATTCATATTCATTTGGATAGAAAAGTAAGTCCCATCCAGTTGAAGAATTCATATGATCAAATGAACCAAGAGGATTTACTGTATTTGTATTTGCATATTCTTGAATAAAACCTTGCCCATCTCTTTGAAGAACAGAAACAATACTAAATTGCCTCTTATTCATAAGAACTTGATCTTGAACAAAAGAAAAAATCTTATTATAAGTGTGATTTGATGGGTAAGAAGCAACTTTGCTATAATTTATTGATCGTATAGTGCTATTGAAAGACCCACTAAAATCATCTATACTGAGAACCCTATTACCAGATGATTCAAAATAATCTGTAAGTATCTTATTTTCAAATATTATTTCTTTGGAAATAATTCTCTGTCCGGTGTTGATTGTTCTCTCTGAGACAAAATCGAAATCATAGAAACAATTTAAACTTGCTTCTCCAATTACATCTACTATCAGATCTATAGTTGAATCTTGAGTTTCAATAATAGATTTTGCTTGATCCTCAATACTTTCAACAACATAATCAGAGAATTTGGCAAATCCACTAGTATGATTCAATGCACTTACTGCATCATTCCAGGTTTCATATGGAACTTTAGACTTAAGAGAATATGATAGATTTTGATAATACTCGTTATTTGGTATTCTCTGCAAATTACTATTGAGGAATCCTGAAATGGATTGCCATCCATTGACAAAAGTTGCACCTGCTCCAGTAATAATTTCTGCATCAAAGTCCTTTCTACTCTGAACAACACCTTGAGAGTTGGAACTTTCTCCTATAATTTTACTTCCAACTAAAAAGTCTGCACTAGAACTAATCACCAATAATTCATTGTTTGGATTCCATCTCTCAACAAATCCAACTTTGGTTCCATTATTCATTACCTTTTCACCAATAAAGAAATCATTTTTTCTTAATTTTGGATCAAAAGTTGGGAAGTCAACTTCAGGAATTGCTCTACCAACAGATTTTGATGGATCATAATTTCCTGGATATTCTGATGCAGAAAGAAGTGAAGAAAGATTGTACTCGAACCATGCTCCAGATCCTCCTAACTGACTATCACTATTTGTGATCTCAAACAATTCGTAATTATAGTTTTCTGAATTATATCCTTTACCAGTAGATCCTATTCCAACACTTGTATTTTCAATTAAAACTCTAGATCCATTTCCAAATCTAAAATCTTGTGCGTCGCTGAATGTTGCTGAAAGATATATTCTGACAGTTTTTGTTGAAGAATTGTAAGTCAGTGTAGAAATTCCAACTCCATTAGAATTTTGTGTTGGGATGATTGTTGGTTTTACATCATATAGACCAGTGGTATTTTTTACAATATCTACACGATTATCTCCGAGGGAATATTTCAAATCTAAATCTTCAACTACTTCTTTGGTATAACCATCAAGAACTACCAAAGTTGGAGCAACCAAGTAGTTTTTTCCATTGGATGTTATTCCAATATATTCAAAGGAAGATAATGCTTTTATGTTAAGAATTTCTGGAAGATTTGCAACAGCTCTTAGTGTTTGATCCGTGGGATAATCAAATCCAATACTATTGAATTGATGCGTCAGTATTTTTCCAATGCTGTTGCTATTGGGATAGAGAATTGCTCCTGTCCCCAATCCACTTCTGACTCCTAAGATTGCAGGAATTTCCCTATATCCAGTTCCTCCATTAAATACTTTAATTTCAGAAATTGGACCTAAAGTATTTTTAGATGTTGTTTTGTATGACGAAATAGAATTAGTGCTATCATATAACGAAGTCTTTGGTTTAATTGGAATATTATAACTAAAACTTGTTGGAGTCACATTAGTTACAGTGTGATTTCCGTCATATTTGGTTTTTATTATTTGAATTGTATTGAATCCATCAATACTCATGTCTGTAGAAATACCAGATTTGAAATCTGGAGCCAAATCTATATTATCTAATTCAAATCTATAATAAAGAACATTTGGTACACTATCACTGACTACTAATGATAAATTTGCATTAGAGTCTATACCTGGTTTTCCTACTTTTGATACTTCAAAATTATCTGTCGTGCTTGAAGTATAATATGGTGAAGAATAATTGATATCTCTATAGAGATTCATATCAAAAGCAGAATAATCCGATCCTCCTGAAACAAATTTAAGAGATGGATCAGACAAATCAAATTTAAGAATATTATTTCTACTTACATTAACTGATGGATTTATTTTAGATAATGATCCACTTGATGCACTAGTAATTTTTACGAAATTTGGTGATTCTGATGACAGCTCGCTCTTATTTTTGACTAATCTTACTTTAGTACCATTGAATGGGATGACATAATACATTCCTTCATTTTCCAACCCACCAGATGGAGAAGTGGATGTATGAAGAACTCTATCTCCAATCTGGAAATATTCATCTGAAAATTCAATTGAATTTTCGGATACATTAACATCTATAGCAGAGAATGATCTTTGATCAAATACAATTCTTCTGTTGTAATTGTCATATTTTACAGATACTATAGTTGTATCCTTTGGTTTTACAGTAACTTCTACTTCATCTCCAACTTTTATTCCATGAGTAGATGAAGTAGAGACTGTTACTATATTTTGAATTACTTCCCCTACAATTACATTACTCAAATTGGTTTTAAAGCTGTGATATTCACCAGATCCTATTGTGCCAAAATAAAGAAGTCCAGTAGATGTATTTACTCCAACATATGATCCAGTTGATCCTATTCCAATTTTATTTGTACCTATTCCAATCAAATCTTTTGAGATTGGAGCAGCATATAATATTGGATATTCATCCAAATTAATATATGTTGGTGTTTTCCCATCCCAGACTTGAATACTTGATCCACCATTAGTTCTGTATGAAAGGATATTATTCAATTTTAATCCATGATCTGGATAATACAACGCTTGTGATTGTACAAATACCTGAGTTTGACCTACACCTGGATTAGAAAAAGTGATAGTACTTCCTAAACCAGTTCCAGTAATTGTTCCTAAACCTACAGATTCTGCAGGATTGAAATAAAGTTCTTTGTTGTAGTTAAATGTTTTTGATGTTGATATTGAACCTGAATTAAATGTAAATTTCCTTGGATTTTCATATAATGGAGTTGAGTTGCTATGAGCAGCTGCTACTGTTCCATTCTGACCCCTTAAAACTCTAATTCTTGAAGTTTGGGAATCTATATTGAGTACTTTGACTTCTTCTTGATCAATGATTAGTATATCATTTTCACGAATATATGGAAAATATAATGCTCCGCTTACATAAAAATATTCAACATCATTGGAACTTGCAGAATTTACTCCTAGAGAAAGAACAAAACTATCAGTTCTTATTCCTACATTATATTTTCCATCAAATCCTTTAAAGTAATCTGATAATCCAGAAATATTAATTTGATTACTGTCTTTGAGATTATGTGGTTGTGTAGATAATCCTATAAATGTATTTGAATCACTAAATGGCAAAAATTCGACATTGTAAATTGTAGACGTAGCTACACTTACTTGATTGATCTCTTTGCCACCAATCGACTTTACTTTTACGTCACTACCAGATCCTCCAGAGATTTTATTGTCAATTATAATTTTGTCTCCAACTTTATAATTATCACCACCAGTAAGAATATCAACATTGTCAATGGATCCAAATGATGCAGATGTTATATCAATAGTTTGTTCTACTTCATCATTAGAATTAAAAATATAATCATAATTACTATTTGATTTGCTGATATTATAAACCGTTGTCTCTCTAAACCAATCATTTGACTGTATATCATAATCTAGTTGATTTGATGATAAAGAGAAGTTAAAAATATTTGGTACAGACTTATAAGTATCACCAATTAAGTATGGGAATACTGGTCTTCTATAATTTGTAAATGGACCAAATGAATCTGTAACACTATTAATTGTGGCAAAATAAGCATAGACCCCATTTGGAAAATCTGGAGTTACACAGAATCTTCCATTATGAATATCTAAGTCCCCTTTCCCGGTAAAAATATAATCCTCTACAAAAAATCCTTTTGGATATATTGATACTGGTGGTCTATTTGGGGGAGTAGTAGAATTCAATTCATATCCTGATAGCATCCCTCTAATAGAGCTGGATCCACTAGGAGAATCAAATCCATATGGACCATAAATTGGATTTCCATCATACGCCCAACCGATTATTGGTGAGTGATAATTCGATGAAACTTCTACATTTGATGAGGGATCCACCAAAAGATCCGATTCTCCATATACGATATTATCATCACCAGATCCCGATATTGAGTATGTGGTCTCTCTTAATGGTCTTGGTGCATATATGTGATAGTATTGTAATGAGTCATTGCTAATATTCTGATTGACAATTCCATCATCAGATTGTATTCTTGATAAACTGCTTTCAAATAAATTTATATTCCACTCATCAATTTTGCACTCTACAGTTGCTTCATTGCCAGCAGCAGTAACAGTTATAGAAGTTTTTCCTGAAACATATCCAGCTCCACCTTTAATTACCTTTACTTCTATAATTCTACCGTCTTTTATGACTGGAGTTAAAGATGCATTTTTTCCTGTAGAACTGATAATATTAATATCTGGTTGAGAATTGTATCCTCTGCCACTATAATTAATTAATACATCTACTATTTGTCCATTATTATTGATAACTGGAACTAACTCAGCACCACTTCCACTAAAGAATGAAACTACAGGTTGTCTATTAAAGTTTATAATTTCAGATGATCCATATCCAACTCCTTTTGATGTAACATCAATAGAATCAATATTTCCTCTAAAAACAGGAATTACTTTACATCTAAAATCTTGATCTGTCCTTGTAGAAACACCTGTTACACCATCTACAGTAACAGTAATTGGTTTATAATTAAATGATCCAGATCCTTCTGATCTTAAATTTGTTAATATGTTATTATTAATATAATAATCTATAGATGTGTTTCCAAATCCAACTTCTGCCAATGAAAATCTATCATTATCAATTTTTACAATATAATAATCTTTTGATTCTAAGAGACCTTCTACAGTTGTTCCGAAAGAATTGTATCTAACCACTTCTTTTGTAGAATATCCATGATTATGAGAAATGATTTGATTTAAGGCAGTATTTACTCCTACAATATTTCTTTGCTTATTCTCATATCCAGTTCCAGGATTAGTTACAACAATTCCAGTGACTACACTTTTTAGGTTAGCAGATTTGATATTTTGAGAACCAATTCCATAATCAGTAAAGGCTACAGTGTTTACTCCACTAACAGCATCTACCTCCGTTTTATATAGTTTTATAGTTTTACTATCTACTACTCCCACATAATAAACTGCATCTGTGGAGAGTCCACCTACTGCTCTCTGTCCATTGGTTTCATATATGACTCGTTCATTATCTCTGAACTTGTGGTATGTGGAAAAACCAATGGTGCTACTGGCAAGACTTACATTTGAAAATATTGATTCAGCATAGAAAGACACCTTATGCTCTATTGAAGAAAGTCTGACTTCAGCAGATGCCCCTTTTCCATTTCCTCCAGAAATATTAATAACTGGTTTATTCTGGTAATCAAACCCTGTATCAACTATATCAATTCTTTCCAGTCTACCTCTTACTGCTACCACTCCTGTAGCACCAGTTCCAACTGAATCTGAAATTTTTAGAATTGGTGGATTAATTACATCGTAGTTTGATCCATTGTTGAATAAATCAATTCCGGCAATTCCTCCATAGATGATTTTATCTGGCGACTTATAATTTAGAATTTCAACTCCGTTAATTAAAATACCAGTTTGTCCCGGTTCAGTTTTATATACTCCCTCTTTGTTTAATGGGGTAGTTAAAGTTCTATAAAGCGATTGTGGTTCTAAAGATTTATTATAAAAATCATAATACTCTATTTTATTATTTTTTACGTTTCCATTTAAAAGAACGAATTTATTACTAAACAGATCTGATTTACTCTTTGATAATCTGATATTATCTTGGTCATCTTTCTTTACATAATATATTCCTTCTTCAAGATCAGAAAATTTACTTATCTGATCTCTAGTAATAATTGCTCCATCTGGAGTTGTGGTTGTTATCTTTTCAATTCCTGGTTTATAATATACAGAATCACCAGTGATAAATCCATGATTTATGAGATTTATCTGATATCCTGAATAAAAACCATCTGGTATATTGATCTTTTTATCATATGGATTGGTTTCTATTTCACTATAAGATGCTATTGAATTCGAAGATACAATAAGATCTCCATTAAATTTTGAGTATAGATTTTGAACATTAGAAATATAATTTTTCAGATTGGTATACTTAGAAGAATTTCCTCTAAGGGTTTGATTTTCGATAGTATATTCAAAATTTAAATTTAAAATTAAAGAATTGAATTTGACAGTTATTGTATTTTCTGAATTTACAGATAAAACAGTCCCATTAATAGAAGATGTAGATCCTATTCTCTTTAAAGAAACTATGTAACCTTCAGAAAGATATAGTTTATCATAAGATGTTACATTATAAATTCTTTCCGAAGCATCCAACAAAGTTATTCTTCTTACATTCCATTTAGTTTTTATATTATATTTCCAATTTTTAGTCTTTTTATTAGTAGTTTCTATACCTAGAGACTTTACCCTAACAGTGTCACCTTTCCTAAAATAGTAATTCGTACTAGGAAGTTTTAGATCTTTAAGGGAAGAAGCAATTCTGACTGTTATTATGTCAGTCCCATTCAATCCTGTATATGCATATGAAAAGTCATCTTTTCTAATATCAGTAGCACTTTGTATATTTGATAATACACCTGAGACATTGAAAAATTGATTATCATTCTTTCCGCTATATGATAACTTTAATGTGTTATCATCTATATCTTTAGTGACAAGAATTCCACTTTCAGAAAATCCTACTGTAGAATCCACATCAATTATTGATGATCCTGCAGAAACTGTGTTTAGAACTTTAGTTTTATTATTTGGAGAAAACTCACTAAAAATTGTTCCCCTTACATCGAGGTCTCTCTGATAACCATAGTCAATACTTACCTGATAATATTGGGAATCATTATACCTTACAGGTTTTACATTAGTTACAGTTCCTCTGGCCCCTGTTATGTCTTGATATAGTGTTCTATTTTTCAAATCCAGAGGATCACCCTGAATCTTTTCTACAATATAATCTCTAGTTACTTTATAGTTTGCATTTGATGGTCTAATCAAATACTCACTTGGTTTTATAACTTGAACATCTTCTCCATAGAGAGCTCGAAACAGAATTTCAAAAGATTGATCTGTTCCTTTTGAACTATAGAAACTACCTGCATTAAAGATGAAGTTTCTTTGATCCAGACCTGAGTAAAGGTCTCTCTCAGAAAATCCTGGAACTACTTGATATTTTAATTTTCTAAAGAATTCTTGTAAGAAAAGAATGTTTAAATTCTGGATTGTAGCTCCAGAAGTGTGTTCATCAATCTCAGAAGTTGAAAATACTAACTCGTCTGGAGTACTAGAGTTCTCATAAGAAGTGACGGCACTAAAACCCCTTGTACACCCCTCAAAAGAAGTGCTGGTCTTATAGTCGTATAAAATGATCTCATCATCAATTTTAATCAGACCATTTCTATCTGGAAACCCTTCTGTAAAGTTTCCATTTACAGAAGTGCTTATACTGGTGTCATCATAAGATATATCAGCTCCAAGAACTGTTGAGTTCTTAAGATTGAACAACTCATCGACTTTTACATACTGATCTATATTTTGAATAAGATCATATGTCCCTCCCTGATACTCTTGAGAGACATAGTACTGCTTTAAAAAGTCAGTAAGAAGCGGAAAGTCTTCCCTAACAAAATCAGGGACCTGACTTTCGAGAATGTCCTGGAACTTGACTCTATCTATTGCCATTCTTTATTATCTAGTGAGAGATCCGTTTGAATAACTGGAGGTTACTGTATAGTTACTTCCTGAGGTATCATTGCCAGAAGCAATGTTATCAGAAACCATATTAACAACAGTGTTATTAATATCTAGCTGCAAATAAAGATCCTGTAATCCAATCACATCATTTGAATATGGTATTGCAGAAATTTCAATTAATGGAACATTATTTGAAACTTTTGTAGATATAATTTTGATTGGGTTGAGTAAAATCTCTCCCTTGATATAATCAATTGTACCAATTGATTTTTTCAATACAACTGGTTCTGTTGGTGAATTTAATTTGAACAAGAAGATTGTTCCTGTTCTCATATCTGCATTTGGTGTATCACCAAAGTAGACTACATCATTAATTCCACTGACAATAAAACCAGATGATTTGATGTTATATCCAAGTTCACTCTTGATATGGAATCTATTGCCAAAACAAATTTCATACTGTGCAAATGTATTCAGTGCAGGTTCCATATCTCTTCTGATGTTTACTGTTGTAATATCAGAAGTAATTGACTGATGACTATCATCAATAATTTTCAAGAATTTGCTATACTTAAACCTCGCTCCAAACTTATTTAACTCAGTTGAATTGGCATATGTTGTGATATTATCAAGTACAAAAGACTTGACATACTCTGCAGATGGTGCCAAGTTGGTATTGTAGTATACTTGAGAATTTGTCTCTACATAAAGATACTTAAGGTCAACAATCTCTGTAACAATACCAGCAACAGAATATTTTTTCAGTGAACTTACAACATTCTCCTTAGTATCTGATGAGAGGTACACACCATTCCTTGGTTTTATGCTGATGAACACCTTCCCATATGCAGGAGGGCTCAAATCTTCGCCACCATAAACAGATACTGAATCTGTTTCTGGAAATACCTTTGGAACAATTGCTTCATAATCCGAAGAAGTAACTGCTCTATTCTGAGAAGAATAGATCTGTGTAGCAAATTTTTTAATTGAATCTACAGACTCAATTGATTTGCCACCATATGATGCCTGGTTTGTTGTGATCAGAGATACACCTCTTGTTACAGGTGTGCCATTGTTATCTAAGATTCTTCCACTAAATGTAAATCTTGAAACATTATTTGCATCTGCACCACTGGTCACAATGTAATTGATCACAACATAGTTTGGTTCTTCAAGTTTCAAACCAAATACTCCATCACCAAATAGAACTTCATATCTCTCATCAGAGATCTCTTGAAGGAAGTATACTGGTGTTGTTGAAGTAATATCAAATAAACTATCTGCTCTTCTGAATTTACGTTGAATAGTTGACTGCTGAGAATCATAAACAAGAACAGTCATCAATGACGTATCAATTCCAATATTATCTAAGATATACTTTTGATTAGGATTTCTAGAACTTACAGTATATGGTTGAGAAATATATGTTCCTTCATAGATGTCAATATTATCAAAGAATGCTATTCCTGTAGAAGAAACAGGAACAGTAATGTCTGATGGTATTGCAAAATTATAAGGTCTATTTGACCTTGCATTATTAGATGTTGATATAACAGTACCTGCCTTCAATGTCAATGAAGTTGCACTTGTATTAGATACATCAACAGAAAAGGAAACATTTGCAGTTGCTGCTTTTCTGGATTTAGGTACATATCCAATATTTCTTGCAAGAGATACTACATTCTCTCTTAAGGTAGCGCTATCAATGAATACCTCATTAGATACCATATTGGCATTATATGAGGTGATATATGTGTTATATGCTAACACATCTAGAATTGTTGAAAGGTTTGACCCTTCAAAATCATAATCAGTAAAGTTTGAATTCGCCCTTAGGTAATCCTTAATGGACGTCTTTATCTGATCAAAATCTAAGTTGCTAAAATTGACTAAAGGCATTTACCTAGTGGGTTGTAATGCAAATGATAGTTCTTGTCCAGGAACATCCAAACCTACAATGTAATATTGTATTGTGATGTCCATTGCACCTTCATCATAATTTGGTGCTACTAATACTTCAATAATTTCAACTCTTGGTTCAAAATTTTGAATAGTATTAATAATCTCATCACGAATAGCAATAGCAGTCATCTTATCCAAATTTTCAAAAAGAAGACCATTAACACCAGATCCAAGAACTGGGCTGAATGGTCTTTCTCCTGGTTGCGTTAAGATAAGGTTACGAACTGAACGTGCAATAGCACTTTCATTTGTAATAGCGATCAGATCATCATTCAGGGGATTAACCTGAAAGGAGGCACTAATATCCTTAAAACCTCTACTGATCCTTTCAACTGGCACTTTGATACAAGAATACTCACATTATTTATTACACTAAAATTCAGTTAAGGGGATGGGTTCTGTACCATATTCCCAATCATCATAGTCATCATCATTACGAATCTTTTCATGTAAATCTTTTTGTGTCTTGAAATCATGCTTCTTTGGTGTGAGTTCATCATTAGCAATCTCACGAAGCATCTTTCCTTCCGAATTTACATCATAGTCTGTAATTAAATTTTTAGTACCCCATCTTTCATACATGTAGTTGGAGTCCCTATCTGGATTTGGGTTCATAGCCATCTGTTTTCTCCATAAAGGTTGAACAGAACTTTTATAAAGGCGGTTGCTATCGCCTAGTCAATCCAAAAACCAAGTCTGTGATAATCTTTATCTTTAATATATTTGTATTTACTCAAGTCTTCATCTATAAATTCTTCATGATCCCATACTGGTATTGCAATACTATTACCATACCTGAAATCAGAATTCCTACGAAAATGCACTTCAATTAGTTTACCACCTATGAATTCACAATTGATCCATTCATAATTACCAACTAACTCATGAAGTAAATCTGGAAAGATTACATCACGTTCTACTTTATACCACTTATACCACTTATGGAATAGATCATATTCTTTACGTTCACCTTTTACTATTAGTTCTGGTTTCTTATGATAAAAGTCCACAGATATATGTTCACCATCAAATATCTCACACCAGAACTCACCAGGATGTAAATGTTCAGTATCTTTTTCTAAGTACTCTATACGAGTAAACCGCCCCATACCCATAAAGTTCTGTGATGGTCTGATAATATAAAAGTCAGGTTTAGGAACCTGAAGTCCTGCAGGACCACAAGTATAACCTAAAACCTGACTTAAATGCAGTTTATTGTAGATCCACAGATCCTTTGAGTTAATTGAATTCCACTCTTCAGATACTGTGAGATGATACATGAATATTAACCTTTTCCTTGACCACGATAACGCTTCTTACGACCATTACGAGAAGTAGCACTCAACAATGTACGAGAAGATCGCCCTTGACGAGTTTTCTTTGGTGCGCCTGGTTCAAAAATAGTTTTATTAGATCCACCTTTTGCCATAGTTTTCTCCTAATCAAATTACACGCATTTTTTCATGACCAACACGAATACGAGGATCACACCAGATCTCATATCCTGCTTCAATTGCATCAAGACAGAATGATACATCTTCACCACACATGTCTTGTACTGCACCAGATTCAAATACTTGCATCTTAGGTGCAAACCAAGGATACTTCATCATCTCATGTTCAAATACACCCTTTTGAATCATAACCCATCCAAAACCAGTGTAGTCTACAGTAAAGGGTTTAGTACGCTTACTAATACCATCTACCATCTCATGATTCATTACACCACCATTGTTACGGAAATCATCCTCATCCAACCAGTGTGCAACTGATGTAGTACGTCCATCTTCTGTACTATACCATCCAGCAACAATTGCTTTCTCCTCGCCATCTTCATTAAGCGCAAGGTCACACAGTTGCCAGAACTTCTCACTAGTAAACACAATATCACTATCAATCCATAATTGATAATCATAATTCAGTTTACCATCCCAAGGAATTTGATCAGGTCCACGAAGAACATTTGCACCAAGACATTTACAACGTGCAAAGTTCACCATAGAACTATAGTCTTGAGAAATCTGAATACTCATTCCATTTTGTACCATATCAAAGCACAATTGAACAAAGTTCTTCAGAAACGTAAAGGAGCATCCGCGGCCTGGTAAACAGAACACAATACTCTTACCACGCATTCGCTCCTTAATAGCTTCATAATCCCAATCCTCTTTCTTTTGTGTCTTGGGAGTTGCCGCCTTCACAGTAAATCCTTTTGCCATTCTTTGAAATCACTCCATTTCAGTTCTTATTATACTTGGGTAGACTCTGTAAGTCAATAACTACTTGAACATACTTCTTCCTTTCTTGGGAGTGCTACTGATGTGTATGATAGATCTTCTTTGTTGTGACCATTATCAAGAAGATCAATCATATTACAGAGCATCTCCCAATGTTGTTTGAAACTCTCCTCACTTAATGAATGATATAAACACCTATCCTTTAAGTATATGTGATATATCATTGTATCAACCTTTTTAGTCATAAAAATTCTTGGGAAATTTTTTCTAAGGATCTTGAATACCCTTGATGAATTATATATGGTGCCCTCTATATGAACCTTGTGGGGGTTTTCAGTACCTGGGGGTTTATAAAAAACCCCTGCAGTCCTTATAGAACCTGGGGAATTTTTTTATTAGGGAGATATTGAGCTCTCAAAAGACATACAGTGTAGGTTAGGTAGACCGGTCTTTTTCGATAAGGGGGGGGGCAATAACTTATAACACGCTAGGCAACCCACAAGGCGCCACAAAATATCAACAACAACTGTCCTTTTCACTGTCACTTAAGAGTCTAACATAAATGCCCCTCAGTGTCAACCAAGGGGCACACAGTTAGTTCACAGTTCCTGCATCATTTCATTGATCTCAATGCCATCAATCTTGGCATCATCCCACTTCACACCATCAGGCGTTTCTGTGGAACCACAATCATACAGAAGACTCACAAGTTCTTGATAGTTAGTGCATGTCTTTGCTGCATCATAAAGACCCTGATCATTCTGAATCCAGAGTGATACATTCCAGGTCTCATAGTTAGCATAACCATTGTAGGTCATTTCAAGAGTAGCAGTCATGAATTTGTGTGTGTCTTATACTACTGGAACAGTTTAGAGGTAACTAACTTTAATACCTCAGAAGTTCACAGGATCAAGAGTAGGCATTGCAATGGAAATACAAGTGTCATGTTCAATTACCTCTGCACTGTTAGTATCAACAATTGCATCCAAGATTT